TTTAAACTAAACTTTAAAGATGCTTGTGTTAAAATAGTAAATGACTATTATACTTTCTGCAAAGATGGAGAGTATCAAAAGGTTACAGTACAATCTGTAAGTTTAAAGTGGATTGTACAAAACGAAGTTGTCAGACCATGGACAAATGGTGACGCTAAGTTTTGGTTACAGTACAACATAGGAAGCAGTCTTCTTCAGTCATATAACGTATTACCATTAGCATCTTATACGTTAACGCAAGTTGACTTAGATACAGGTCAGGTAATAAAGAGTTATGATTATGAAAGTCAATCTTGTTATGGATACTATTCAGATGGTTCTATTTACAAGGTTTATAATCCTAAAAGTAAAACACAAAAGTTCTTGACACTTGGCAAATATCTACAAGGTTCTGATCAATTACAAAAGCATAAAACACTAGTAATTGCCTCATCGCTAAAAGATATTATGTCTATAAAAAGTCTTGGTTTGACCATAGACTGTGTTGCGCCCTCAAGTGAAAGTGCAAAGCTCAGAAAAGAAGAGATTGAAATGTACAAAAAGAAGTATAAACATGTTGTTGTCTGTATGGATAGCGACACTGCAGGCATTGCTTCTATGAAGTATTATCAAGAAACTTATGGGCTACCATTTATCTACCTTCCACGAGAAAAAGATATCAGCGATATCATTAAAGTTCATGGTAAGGCCGTAGCATTGCATGATTTTTATCCAAAATTACAAGCTGCAATAGATAAATACATTGACAAAAAACTGTAAATTTGTAGAAAGCCTCAATTTTATGAACAATTGGAAATTAACAACCCCATCAGGGTTAGTAAAAGAAGTCTCTTGTATTCAAGACTTACCAAATCATGAAGATGCAGTTGGGTTTGTGTACGTTATCACAAACAAAAAGACTGGAAGATTCTACATTGGAAAGAAAAGTCTTTATAGTGAGCGAAAAACAAAAATCTCTGTAAGAGAAAAAACAGAGACAAAGACAAGAAAAACGTTTAAACGCGTTGTAAAAGAATCAACTTGGTTGTCATACCATGGATCATGTAAAGAATTGCTTGAGGAAATAGCAATGACTGATCCATCCTATTATGACAGATGGATCTTGGAAGTATGTTACTCTAAAAAATACCTGGGCTATTGTGAGATTGCACATCAAATTAAAAATGATGTACTAACAGCCAACAGTTACAATGGTAACATTTTAGGTAAGTACTATCCAAGTGATATGGAATAACAAAAACAAAACTATTATTATGGGAAAATTTGTAGCTGATGCTACTCGTTCTGAAAAATTACAGAAGGAGCAAGAATTTTTTGACAAAGACTTTTTAATGTCTTATTCTGGATTGAACAAACTAACGTTTAGTCCATCTGCTTTTTACAAGCACTATGTTCTAGGACAAAAAGAAGATAGTTATGACAAAAATATGATTGAAGGATCATTGATACACTGCTTGCTGTTAAATCCAGAAACATTTAATGACAATTTTGTGATCAGTGTTAATGATTTGCCAAGCGATAACCCACGCTCTGTTTTACACACAGTGTTCAATCATTACAAAGAGCTTAAAGCTCATGGTGACGAAAGAGAAAATCTTGAAGATTTTTCTGAAGCAATCCTTGATGTACTAAAAGACATCAACTTGTACCAGTCCTTAAAAACAGATGGACAAAGAATTGAGAAGATGGTTAACTCAAAGCATGACGAATACTGGGAGTACTTGAAAAAGTCTGAAGGACGCACTGTCATTGATGACGATACCTACACTTTTTGTAAAGCAGTTGTAGAAAAAATAACTTCAACATCTACAGTGATGGATGTAATGGGGTTCTTTGCAGATTCATTCTCGCCTGTTGAGAAATTCAACGAGATTGTTCTTGTAAAGTTTGCTGACACTTATCCATTTGGGTTACGTGGTATCATTGATAACTTAGTGATAGACCATTCCAAAAAAGAGATCAGAGTAAATGACTTGAAGAAAACAAGTAAAACAATTACACAGTTCACAGACAGTATTGAGTATTTCAATTACTGGATACAAGCTGCAATGTATAAGAAACTTGTTGAACATATCTACACAAGTCAAGAAAAATACAAAGATTATTCTATTGTATTTAGATTTCTTGTGGCTGACCCTTTCATGCAAATTGCGCCTATCAAGATTAGTGATGAAACAATGTCTAAATGGACAGAAAAAACTGACAAGTTACTTGAGGAAGCATCTTTCCACTTCAATGAAAGAAATTTTGAGCTTCCTTATTGTTTTATTAGTAACAACAATGAATTAGAGATATGATAAAAGACCTGTATAGAACTTACTTTCAAAAGTCTTACACCTTTTTATATCCACTTTTAGGTTTTAAAAGAACAAAAGATCCAAGGCCAGTGCAGGTATATTTGCATTGGCCAGAGGAATTTCCAAATTCTGAAAGAAAACTTGTATGTGTGTATGAGAAAGAAGACTCTTCCAAATGGGAAGACTTTGAGAAAAACAAACTTATGACACACTCAATGTTGGACTATATTGTTCCACTTGATGGCAATAGAATAGCTTATATCTTTGATATGAACCCTGTTGCTTTTGACTATGACACATTTTTAACTGGAAAGTATTCTCAGTTTTCAAAAAATGCTAAAAGACACCTTTCAGATTATTATGGTATTCATACTGCTGAATGGGTATATGTTGAATCTTACATCTTTCCTAAAAAGTACTTCAAGCAATACGCTGAGATACTTGAGGTAGAAGTTGTAGCACTCCAAGAAGTTGGAGAACTTTGTGACAAATTCAATGTGGAAAAAGAAACATTGAAACTTAATTAGTAACTTTTTAATTTACATAACATGAAAAACATGATGATTTATGCAACAAAGTGGAATGAGAAACAAACATTTCGCATGTTGCCAACAACAATTGATTGTCCTTTTAACGAAGTAATCTTTGATCCAGAGCAAAAAGTATTGGCTGTTGTATCAAAAGATAGCAAAGAAAAACCAATGATGATGCCACGTCTTAATGATCGCGGTGATATTATTCCTACAAAGCGTGCTAATGGAGAACAAGGATGGCAAGAACAACGTGTTATCATGAACTCATACTATGAGTACTACATTGAAGACATCAATGACATTGTTGCTTTTGTAAATTTGTTTGCTGTTAATGAAACTGCACAAGTATTTAGCAATACACTTCATGAAGCATTTGAGTTGGGAATTACTGAAGAAGGCAAAAAAGCAGTAGCAGCTGCAAAAAAGAAGTAGAATGAGGAGTCGCGAATTCTGGGTAATGGACTACGAGACCATTGTCAACTGTTTTGTGGCTGTGTTTGAATCTTATAATGGTACTGCACTGAAAACCTTTGTTGTTGGGAAACATAAGAATGATATTAAAGCATTTGTAAAGTTTCTCATTGAAAGCAAAGAAGCAAAAGATTGGCATTTAGGTTACAATAATATTGCGTTTGATGCTCAAATTACTGAGTTTATACTTGCAAACAAGAAAGAGTTTCTTGATCCATCACATGATGGCGAGTATATAGCTGAGAGAATTTATGAGTATGCACAATATGTTATTGGTAAAGCTGACCGTGGTGAGTTTCTGGATTACCCAGAATTCAAGATGACTATACGTTGTGTTGACATTTATAAACTCAACCACTGGGACAGTAATGCCAAAAGAACCTCTTTAAAGTGGACTCAGTTCAGTATGAATTGGGATAATGTGGAAGAAATGCCACATCCTCACTATGAAAGAGTAAATGATGTAGACACTTTAGATTTAGTTGTAAAGTATTGTATTAATGATGTTAGGTCTACCAAAGCAATTTTCAACATGAAAGATGCAAAAGGTAATAAGACAATGGCATCACAGATCAATTTGCGTGCAAAATTAAGTGAAACTTACAATGTCAATTTGTTTTCAGCTAGTGAACCAAAGATTTCCAAAGAGATATTTCTTCACTTTCTTTCTGAGAAACTGGGTATTGACAAACGTGTTATTAAAGAACTGCGAACTTATCGCAGCAATGTAACAATACGTGATATCATATTACCCTATGTTAAGTTTGAAACTCCTGAGTTTAATGCTGTACATAACTGGTTTAAAAACTTAGTTGTAGA